CTTGCCCCACTGGCAGTGTCAAACCAGATGGCGCGCGAAGCCGAAAAGTTTGGCCTAGCCGCTCGCGTGGTTACGTCGCATGCCGATTGCGGGCGAGGAACAAACATCACTAACTATCAAAAGTTGGAGCATTTTGACCTGTCGCAGTTTGGCGGCGTCATTCTGGACGAAAGCTCTATCCTGAAAAACAAGGATGGCCACTACGCGACCAAGATGATCCATGAATTTCAAAACATCCCGTTTCGGCTTGCTGCAACAGCGACCCCGGCGCCGAATGACTTTATGGAGCTTGGCCAGCACGCCGAATTTCTGGGCGTGATGAAACAAACCGATATGCTCGCCACGTTCTTTTTTCACGATGGCGGCGAGACGCAAAAGTGGCGTTTGAAGGGCCATGCCGAGAACGAGTTTTGGCGATGGATGGCGTCATGGGCAGTTATGCTGCGCAAGCCGTCTGACCTAGGCTATCCGAACGATGGTTATGATCTGCCGCCGCTCAATTATGTACCACACACTGTGGCAGTCGATTATGCACCTAATGTCGATATGGGAACGCTATTCCCAATGCAGGCAGAGACGCTGCAAGAGCGCATTGCGGCTCGGCGCAGCACGGTTAACGAGCGGTGCAAGCTCGCAGCGGAAATAACCCCGCGTGAACGTCCATTTGTGTGGTGGTGCAATCTCAATTCCGAAGCCGACTTGCTCGCAAAGCTGATACCTGGCGCGGTCAATTTGCATGGCGGGCTATCCGAAAGCGAGAAAGAGCGAATCCTGATTGCGTTTAGTGATGGCGACATCCGACACCTGATTACCAAGCCATCATTGGCCGGATTCGGAATGAACTGGCAGCATTGCGCTGATACAGGGTTTGTCGGCTTGAACGACAGCTTTGAGCAATTCTATCAGGCTGTCCGCCGGTTTTGGCGGTTTGGTCAGACACGCCCGGTCAACGCGCATATCATTGCCAGCGAGATTGAAGGCGCTACTGTGGCGAACATCAAGCGCAAAGAGGCCGATGCTGATCGTATGGCCGCTGCGATGGTTTTGCATATGGCCGACCTATCGAGCGAAGCCGTGCGAGGATCGGTGCGAGACACGCCCTTGTATAATCCAAAAGAAAGTGTAATGCTGCCTTCATGGGTAGTATAGAACATTCTGAATTGCTTCGCATTATGCACTACGAGCCTGCGCTTGGCGTGTTTAGATGGCGTGTGGCGATTAACAAAAAATCCGTTCCGGGCCGTGTCGCTGGGGGGGTAAACAAGGCCCTTGGATATTTAAGCATCGGGATCGCAGGAAAGCGATATTACGCCCATCGCCTCGCATGGTTTTACATGACTGAGCAATGGCCAGATATGGTTGACCACCGCGATGGTGATGGCCTTAATAACAAATGGGAAAACCTTAGGTTAGCTACAAAACGTGAGAATGCCCTTAATGCAAAAAAGAGCATTCAAAATATTAGTGGTTATAAAGGCGTTAGCTGGCATGCCAAAAGCCGCAAATGGCAGTCTCATTGCGGCCCACTATACATAGGACTTTTTGACAGCCAAGAAGATGCGCATAATGCATATATTGCGGAAGCTAGAAAAACTGGATTTGAAAGGGCTGAGTGATGGATATCAAATGCGTAGAACAAGTGATAAACGACAATTACGCAATTTACCAAGGCGATAGCTGCGAAATTGTCAGAGCTATCCCCGGAGATAGCATCGATTTTTCAATGTTTTCCCCACCGTTCTCGGGGCTTTATAAATTTTCCAATTATGATCGGGATATTTCGAATAATGGCGAAGATACGTTTTTTGAACATTTCCAATTTTTAATTGCGCAATTGCTAAGAGTGACCAAGCCAGGGAGGATTTGCAGCGTTCACGTTATGCAGCTGCCCATGAGCAAAATACGCCATGGCAATATCGGAATGCGCGACTTTCGTGGCGAAGTCATCCGCGCTTACGAGGACGCGGGATGGATTTTCCATAGCGAGGTTTGCATATGGAAAGACCCCGTAGTTGCCCAGCAGCGCACCAAGTCCATCCGCCTCCTGCATAAGCAGATTGTCAAAGACAGCACCATTAGCGGCCAAGGGCTCGCAGATTACATTGTCTCGTTCCGTAAGCCGGGTGAAAACGCCGAACCCGTCAGCGGATGTTTTGACCGCTACAGCGGCGATGATGAACCAGACCGCAGCAAATTCACGCACGCGACCGATGGCCGCAATTGGTATAGCATTGAGGTCTGGCAGCGGTATGCATCGCCAGTCTGGACTGACATCAATCAAACCCGCACGCTGCAATACCGTGGCGGGCGCGATCAAAAGGATGAGCAGCATATCAGTCCGCTGCAACTGGACGTGATAGAACGATGCATCGACTTGTGGAGCAACCCCGGCGATACCGTTTTAACGCCGTTTCTTGGCATTGGCAGCGAAGTGTTTTGCGCGGTCAAGATGGGCCGCAAGGGTATGGGCATTGAACTTAAGCCATCATATTTCAAGCAAGCCGTGCGTAATTTGGAGGCAGCAAAGGCCGATGGCATGGATTTGTTTGCCGCATGAAACCGCTTGCCAAGCATACGCAACAAGCGCATACGGAAACGACATGGCGGGATTATCTCAAGCCATCCGAAGCGCGGCGCATCATGATGATCGAACGCGCTAGGGCAACGATGAACGCCGATTATCGGGCTATTAGCGAAAGGGCTAGGCAACGTGAGCGCAGAGCGAAAAAGAAGCGCGTTCCCGGCAACCTTGGGGAGACGAGCGGTGGGTGAGGGGCAGACCGTAACGCGCGAGATAGAATGCCCGCGCTGCCATGAGAATTGCGGATGGTGATCAGATTACCGCTGGCACCATGGCACGATGAAGTTGCCCGGCACACGGCAATATTGCAACATCGCCGCCATGAAGCCGGAAGGCGATAGATGCCCGCTTTGCCATGGGTCGCGCCGGGTTGTTGCGACCACTACCTACACCCCCACCCCGTCCAGCAACCAGGAGGACTTATGAGCGACCCCGTATTCACCACGCGCGAGGAGCTTGAGGCTTGGGCTGCGTCGAAGGCGCGCGAAGCCGGACGCGACCCGCACAAGCAACTCGCCGCGCTTAATACCATCCGCCGCGTCACCAAGGCGCACGAGCATTTGAGGAGTGAGTGAGTATGCGATACTTTATCTTGGCACTGGCAACAGCAGGCCTGACTGCCTGCACTGATCCAGACAACGCCCGCCGCGTACTTGAGGACAGCGGATATACCGAAATCCGCACTGGCGGTTACGCAGCGTTTTCATGCAGCAACAAATCGGACAGCTTTGCAACCGCCTTTTCAGCAAAGTCCCCTAGTGGTCGTCCCGTAAGTGGGGCGGTCTGCAAGGGCTTGTTGAAAGGCTCAACCATAAGGCTGGACTGATGACTAACCCCACAGAAATAGCGCGGATCGCGGCGGGGCTGACGGATGCGCATCTGGCTTTCCTGGTCCGCGTTTCCGATGGTGGAAATCCAAGGGGATTTTGTGATCGCGCACAGGATCGCGTGAGGCAGAAACTTCGAAAAATAGGGGCCGTTGCTTATGTTGGGAAACCAAGGCGCTGGCAAATTAGCGAAACCGGCCAAGCCGTCGCGGCCTACCTGAAGGAGCAAGAACGTGGGTAACTGTCATTTTTGCGGTGGCGATGTTGCTGCCGAATTGGCGCTTAAGCAGAGCATTCTTTACAACGGCGGCTCAATTGTCACTAAGCTCGGGAATGTCGCGGATTGGGCGTACCCGTTCTTTGGTGATGATTGCGCGACCGCTGCAATGAAAAAGGCCGCGCGCGTGATTAAGCAGATGGACGTGGACAAGTCGTGGTGCATTAGTGACGTAGAAGAGACGTTGGAATTGCTTAAAGCCGCCCTCGAAGCAAAGGAGCAAACCAATGAGCACTGATCTGGCCGCGCTGGAACCTTGCCCGTTTTGTGGGGGTGAGGCTCACTTGGCGTTCCCCAATAAGCCTAACACTGGTTTCATTTACTGCTGGCCCAACGATTGCGGAAGCCAAGTCCGCCGCAATGGGCGAGCCGAAGCCATCGCCGCATGGAACACCCGCGCCGGTCATCTTGTCGAAATCGGGCCGGATGCGGTGGAGCGGGTGGCGCGGGCGCTATTCGCACATGACGAAGTGAGGCAGGTAGGCAAGGAAACATTGGATTACTGGTTTGGCTGCGATGAAAATTCGCATGGCGAGGGTTTGGAGTGCAAGCGTCATTGTGATGATTTGCGCGCCGCTGCCGCCGCCGCCATTGCCGCGTTGAAGGGGTAGGGGTGATGGGCAATGATGAAGGGCAATACCTCTATGCCATTGGCGACGCAGAAACCCATGCTTGGTTCGAAAAGCAATGGCGGATTTGGCCCGAACGAGCAGACGAGCGGCTTACAGCCAGCATCAGCTTTCACCATAGCGCGGTGAAAGGCTACCGGATCAAGCATGGCAAAGAGCCCGAACTTTCATCTGAATTTGCGGGGCACGTAGCGTTTTTAGACAAGTGTGATGAACGAAAGGCGAAGCCATGACCCAACCAACCGAAGCCGCGATCCGGCAGGCGTGTGAGGAGGCGGGGGTAAACCCGCAAAATACCGCTGATTTGACCACGGGCGAAGTGATGCAAAAGATGCTCACTGCCCTAGCCCGCCGCATTGAAGCCGAGCGCGCGGGGGCGGGGGCAGACCATAGCGCGCATGACCTCGATATGGTGCCCCAGCCCGACGCGCAGGCACGGATTGCGGAGTTGGAGGGGGAACAGGCTTGCAAAAACTGCGGATTTGTGCCAGAAAAATCGGGCTGACAAGGTGTTACTAGCACCGCTGCCAGCCCTGACCACCACGCGAAAGGACCGCGCCATGGCTTACAAATTCTATGCTGACATTGACGAAAAAGTGAAGTCCAAATTTTGGTCTAAAGTCGATGTGCGTGGGCCTGATGATTGTTGGGAGTGGACGGGGGAGCGCATACCCTTGACGGGGTATGGCAGGTTTCAGATTGCAACGGTACGTGTTAGCTCAAGCCGTGTCGCGTTGGCTATCCACTTGGGTCGGGATCTTAAAGATGGTGAGTTTGCGTGCCACCATTGCGACAATCCGCCTTGTTGCAATCCCGCTCATTTGTTCGCTGGGTCTTGCGCTGAAAACGTTGCCGATATGCAACGCAAAGGCCGTGGGCACCGATGGCATGGTAGGCGTCAGGGTGAATTGAACCCCCAGGCCAAACTGAACGCAGAAAAGGTTAGAGCAATTCGGCGCATGAAAGACGAAGGGCTGTCTATTTCGCAAATAGCACGAAACGTCGGTGTTGGATGGGGGTGTGTCCAGCATGTTCTAAAAGGGAGCCGATGGGGCCATGTCTGATAAGATGCGTGAGAGGTTGGAGGCTGAGTATGTGTAACGCTTGCGGATTCCTATGCTGCGGCTCCGATCAGTTCGGCGGCTGCGGCTGTGAGCATTGCGGCGAAGAGGCTTGCCTTCGCATCTGCAAGTTATGTGGCGAGAACGAATGCGACGGCTTCTGTCAGTCGAATGACGACTACGAGTTCGACGCCGAAGCCCTGATTGCGGCCATCGAGAAAGCGAGGACGGTGTGAGCTTTATACCGGGACTTGGCAGCACAACGAATTGGCGCGCTCAATGCGATGCGGAGCGATTTCGAGCCGAGGTCGCAGAGGCTAAGGTGGCGTGTTTGCGGGATGAACTGCGCATGGCTGTAGCGATTATCGCGGCGGAACTGCCTCACGCCCCCATGCTCGCCAGTTTTCGCCAAGCCCTACAGGAGACAGTCAATGACCGACTATGATATGAGTATCCACACAAACCCTGACGCATCCGCATGGGCAAAGTTCTTTATCGCCAGCTATCCGGATTGCGGATTGGACGAAGGCTTGATGCTTGCTTGGTTCGCAAACGCCATGATGGCAATGCACGATCATCTGACGGGGCAAGGCCCGGTTGTTTTACCAGATGGTAGTGCATTCTTTGTCGGATCGGTGGGGGGAGACAGCCAATGGATCTGATTGAGCGGTTGCGGCGATGGGCTGATTCCGATGATGATACATTGATGGGCAAGCGAAAGCCTGACCCAACAAGTCTCAAGCGTCAAGCTGCTGCATTGATTGAAACCCAAGCCGCCGAACTGCGCACCCTTCGCGCCGAGCGGGATGCTGCCCGCATGGCAATGGACTTGTTCATGAACGACCCGCTTTTGCCGCCGGAGATTTTGCAGCGGGTTCAAATCCAAATGAGTAGGAATGCGCCGTGACTGAACCAGTCGTAACGCGAGAAGACTATGCCGCCGCACTTGTCCTGTTTAACGAGGCGCTATGTGATATAGCCAGCTTTGCCGAGTTTATGGTGACTTCATATCAAGAAGGGGCCTTGCGCGCCATCAGTGTTGCTTTGGCCCGCCACCGTGAGCAAGCCCTTGCCGAAGGTGTGGCGATGGCATGTGAAGTGATTGATCGACGATCTACCGCGACAAGCAGAAAAAGACCGACGCGCTGGTGGAAGGCGACCTGAACCAATGGGACAAATTACAATTCGGGATTGAGGTGCTTGAGCTCTTGCAGATCGAGGCACGCCCCGCCGCTATCATCGCCCAGCACAAGCGCGGGGACTTGATCTAACCACGCGGTGTGGTAAATTGCGCGTGCTGCGGCGTCGTGGCGACGATCCTTGAAATACAGGCCAACACTCCAAGCGCCGATTGATGCCACCCCTCGGGGCGCAGACGCAGCAAGCACTTTCCGGGAAACCGGCCTGCTAGCAAGTCAGGGCCGCTTG